AGTAAAATCGAAATCCCCATAGTGAATTCTTTTAGAAAATATTGTTGGTAAGGTAATAATTCCAACCGGAATTAAAAGTACATACATAACAACCAACTTCCAAAAGTATGGACATAAATTTGTTGGCATATCTTCGGTTAAATAAAACCAACGATAAAGGCGTGCACTAATGCTGTTTTGATTTAATTTCATAATTTTATTTTGTTAATAGATAATATGTTAAGAATAATTGTGTGTAATGAAGGACCTGATCAAATCCAATAATCGTGAAGGCCCCAAAGTTTGGGATTGGACTTCCGTAGTGTTGGTCTGCAAACCTTTTACTAACAATTTTACTTGTAAAGTAATCGGTGATTGTGTGGAAAACAAAAGTAATCACAGGAAATAAGAACATCCATCCTGACCACCCCAAATCTTTGGCCGAGTATCCACCAAAATGATTCCCACATATCGCAAATACAAACATCACAAAATACCAAACCAATGAATATGTGATTGTATGTTTAAGTAGAGGTGTTATACCCTTACTTTTATTGTTTGCCCATTCCTCGGCTTGGAAAATAAAATCGGCAACCCAATGGATAAAGATGATTGATAATACTACTATAAGTGACATTTTAAAATACGTTTAATTGTTTAACAAATGAGTGAATTGTCTTGTGTCTTGAGAGCATATCTACAATTACCCCGTCCTGAATATCTTTTACACTATTAGTGCAAAATATACCGTCAAGATATTGTACTAAAAAGTCAAATCCTGAACTGAATATACCGTGAGTAACTACGAGATAGATTTTAGCATTTGGTTTTTGGTTTTTAATAGCTGTGGCAAGTTCAATAAACGTACGACCACCATCACATATGTCGTCAACAATAACATACTTCATTTCATCACTATGATCTTCAATTGACGGAACTTCGGTTCTTAAAATCTTTCCGGTGTTTACATCTCTAACTTTACTGGCCGTAATAATTTTGTTTATTTTAAAAAAGGTTGCAACATCAAATACTTTTTTATAGGCTCCGGCATCTGGTGAAACTAAACAGATACGTTCCTGTGCGTCGTTCTTATTATCAATTTCAGGTAGTGCCATTCTTAATAATTGGAAATTTGAATACTTCACAAAATTATTAATACACGCTTCCAAAACATCACTGTGAGGGTCCATAATTCTAACCTCATCAAAATTTTGTGAATTAATAATTGGTGCAATTACCGTTTTGACGTAGTTAAGACCACCTTCCTGGAATTTTCTATCACTTCTTCCACCAATACAATATGGTATGTAAAGTTTAACAGACTTAACCCCAATTTCTTTTAATGCTTGGTTTGCACAAATTATAAGTTCAAGGTCTTGGAATGTGTTTAATCTTGATTTTATTATGATTGGTGTTTTTTGTTCTGCTAAACTATAATAGGTATCATAGTTATATTCTACAATCCTAATTGATTGTTGTCCGTCCGGAAATCTACTTATCTCATAACTACAAGATAGTACATCATCCGGATTTACTAAATTTAATGTTTCTGCCATTTTATTTTTTTTATTTATTCAAATTTTTATATTCTTCCAATAATTTAATTTCTTGTGCCCTAAAAAGTAATCTCAATACTTTGTGATCACAAAAAAAATTTTTACATCCAGTAACCGACATTTGATATTTAACTTTACCAAAAATTTCTTCTTCTCTAAATTTTTTGGTTACAGCCTTTTTTAATTGTTTTTTATATTTACGTGGTGTTCGTTTATATGAATCATCAAAAAATCTTGGTGGATTTGGATCTTTATGTTTAAACCGTTTGTGTTTCTTACAATACCACTTACCTTTATAATCCTGACTGTGGGCCGTTGGTATTTTACATTTACAACATTTTGTTAATGGTTCAAATACGGTTGAAGAATACGAACAATGTTTACAATACGCATACCCATCGGTTCGATCTCTACGTTCCATTTCGTGGTCACAAGCCATAATTTTTTGGTATTTTTCCCAACATTGATTTTCAGCTTCCTCAATCGTACTTCCTTCTCCTCTTAAAAAACAACTTGGATTCTTTGGGAAAGCCTCAAAGAATGCTGTTGTGTAACTATTTTCTAGTGATTTGGAATTAAGTACGATACCACTATCACCACATTGGACAAAAATCTCATCTAACCAGGGTTGTTTGCAAATATAGGGATTGTTAGAGGAATTTCTTGCCGTTTTCATTTCTTTTTTTTACAAAGTTAATCATTATTTTTTAATAGGTCAAAAAAAACTCCAACTTTTTATGTTGGAGTTCTATATTTTAGTGTTGTATGAAAATTATTATTTAATGTTCAAAAATGTTCCTGATCCACCTGCAACTGTTGTTGGCAAGACCCCATTCCAACTTTGAGCCTTCAAATATTCAACATAAAGAGGTGTAATTTCTTTTTGTTTTAATTTCATTGCAAGAGCCAAGGCTTGTGCGTCAATTATAACTTTAGCGGAGTCTCCACGGGCAATCGCAATTTTTTCTTGGGCTTCAGCTTCAGCAACTAACTTACGTTGTGTTGCGGCTTGTGCTTCCTGGACTGCTTTTGTTTTACCTTCAATTGCTTGTTGTAAAGATTTTGGTGGTATGATATTCGTTCTTAACTGTGACACCTCAAACCATTTAGATAATCTTTTATTACACTCGGCAACAATAGCGGCTTCAAATTCTTCACGTTTATTAAAGATTGCATCAACCTCCCACTTATTGGCCACGTCATTTACTGAACTAACAATCGCATTCATTAACCATCCTTGTTCAATTTGTTTAATATCCAATCTCAAGTTCTCAAACATATTACCAATTGCTGTTGGTTTAAGTGAGTAGTTGAATGATGGTTTAATTGTTGCTGCAAATCCACCTTTTGTAATCACAGTTTGATCCTTGTATTCAATATGTTGTTGGAATGTTGGAAACTCTAGCATCTGTTCTGTCCAGGTATTATACATTACCCAACCAGTTTTATATTCATAACTTGACACCCCTCTTTTGTCTCCAGTTAAATTAACTTTGATTCCAACGTGTCCTGCATCAACTCTTTCAAGTGCGAATGGTTGGATGCTAGAAATTATAATTCCTAACACAAAGATACCAATTGGTTTGAGTATCCACATTGTATTAAACATCTGTTTATTATCACCCCATCTGTCTGTTCCTGTTACATACATTCGGTCTCTTGTTGTAAATACCACAAACCCGGCAATTACCAATCCTAAAATAAAAATTAAAGTACTAATCATTTTTTTCTTCTTTTTTAAATAAATTTATTGTTTCGTTTATTACATACATAAGGACCCCAACCAACCCAACGAAACTTAACAGTTGGAGGAACCCGTTTACTTCTCTGCTGACGATGTATTCGCCAAACATTGTTCCGATTGCGATGAAGCCTAACCACATCAGAAACACTTTAAAAAACTTCATTTCATTTTTCATATTTTTTAATTATTAATACTCAATTTATCTCTTAATTTATCCAGGATACTGTTTAACTTTTCTTTGTATTCAGTACCGGTGTCTTCATAGTTCTTCAAAAGATCAACATTTTTAAAGAATTTGTCAACATCAATTGTTTCTAATTTTGAAATTACTGAATTAACATCCTTTTTTATGTTTTCTTTACAGATATCACTAAAGGCGTGTGACCTAATTTTTGTTACAATCTCAAAGATTTCAAACATTGCCCATCCACCTGATATTAGTGTGATATCTTTTCCAATTATCGTATCTAACTGATTATAGATATTAATACCACCAGTGAGTGTATCATTATTATTTTCAATAAAAAAAGCAACTTTATTGTAATTTTTATTCCTTTCTTTTTTTGAAATTAAATAGTACAAATAGCCGCGGTTTGTGTAACTTTTAAAATGAGTTCCATTTTGGTTTGTTGTACACCATTTGGTATCATACCCATACTTCATTGAGCCTTTTAAAGTTAATGGTCTTAAAAGTAAGTAATCATCATTTTCAATTAAAAAATCAGCGTGTTCTTCCCGGACAAATGTTTTTTCTTCTTTTACTTGTTTGGCAATTTGAATAACCGTAGTTAATGTTGGTATTGATTCATATTTTTTATCATAAATGTCCTTATTTTCAATATATGGTAACAATTCATCAAATTCATTTACAAACTTAACAAGTTGATTACCTGTCCAACCAAAATATGGTGGTTTATTTGCCCATATTTTAAACATATATTCCAAATATTTTTTTGTTGGTGTTTTATCACCATTAAGAAATAAATTGGCGGTCGCTTTAGTAACTTTTGGATACTTTTCTCTTAATACATCAATTTTTGCCATATTTTAATCATTTATAAAAACACAATTCTTAAACTCATAAACTTGTCCGGATCTTGAAGAGATTACATCTAATTCAATGTTATATCCGATAATGTTTAATTTTTCCGCCTTAAAGTTTTTACCTACTCCTATTGCTTTTAAATCAAATGGTGGGTCAAATACTATACCTTGTCTATATGATATCCTTTTAACAGTGTCGGTCCAGGTTGATAATCCATATTTTCCATTATATCTAAACTTTCTACCAACAAATCTTGGAATATCGAAACTTTCATTTTCTACATCTTTTGATAATGGGTTTTTCTCACCAGTTAATTCTTCATAATATGGATTAAGTTCTCCGGTCTGCGGATCGTGTGTTGGTATTTTATTTTCCGAAGTTCCCATTGAATAATGTTTTCATTTGATTCATAAGTTGTATCTGTCTATTTTGTAAGTCTCTCACTCTTTTCTTTTCTTCATCATTTAGTTCGTAACTATTTGCCTTGATGTCAGAAATTTCATTTGTAATTCTTCTATGTTCAGTTAAAATTGTTTCGTAAATAGCTTTTTTATTCGTCATTTTACAATTGCTTTTGTTAATTGGTTTATCAGTCCTTGGACTTCTCCGAACTCGTAGAATCTTACAGATGGATCCGTATTGAAAAATTCAACATACCAGTTACCATCTTTAATGTCTTCATTTGTTGGTGTTATAAATGTTAGACCATCAACAATATCTAAAACATAATAGTAAGATTCGTCTTCATCGTGCTCTTTAATTTCTTCACTTTTGAGACCCAAAAGTATTAATTCTCTTTCTGTCATATTATTTTGTTTCTACAATGTTATAAGTTCCTTCAACTAAACCCCAAGATGATTCTTCTTGAAACTGGTAAGTCTCAGCAACATCATTTGAGTCCATAGCTTTTGTTAAATACCAGACTTCAGTTTCCTTCCAGGTTACATTAACTAATTTACGTCCTTTTGGTAAGTTGATTGTTCCTTCTCCACCCCAAGCTTTAACTCTTGAGTTTTCAGTACAAGATGTTGTAATAACACCCACCATAATCGCTAAAAATACTTTTTTCATTTTATTAATTTTACTTTTGTTACTTTTCCTTTTTTATTTGTCTTATACTTGATTCTAAACTTATCTTCAATTGTATATTCCCCTTCTTCCAAATTTAAACAATGCCATTCACAACTATCGTGGTGATATAAATGAACGTGTATCTTTTCTAGGTTTTCACAACGTTCGTATTCTATGTCTTTATA